CGTCATTGATATAGTTGATGATGCACCCGAAATTCTTATAAAACCGGATAAGGAATAAATGTAAGTATATATAAATGCCGTCAACACCTTTCGTCAATAGTAGTATACGGTCAACTATACCTAACCCATGTGAAGGTATTCAACAAATACTTATCAAGGTAATATACGAAAACGATCGTGGGCGAGGTCCTGTTCAAAGTATAGAAGCGTACGCGTCTCCTATATTTTCGTTTAATTATAATGCATCGTACCTTAACCGTAACGATACGTTACCGACGCCCGAGGATGGTACTATTCGACCAATATCCATGTTTAATTATAATAAGGGATTATGGAGTGATACTCAAAACGTACTCGTCGTTAAAGATTATATTTTTAGACACGACTCGGTGTGTTCACCAACAACTTATTACACGCGGTTACGGGATTTCTTAACACACATTCGCGAAATATACAATTATGACGGGGCGATTACGGGAACGGATTGGTTATGTCGACCACCTTTGACACCGGAACCTACGTACGATAGAGATATAACATTACGAAATGTTTCTAGAACTGTAATGGAACTCGTCGATAAAAACTCGGAAAATTTACCTGAAGGTGATTATTTGAAAATATGTGATGAACTTAAAAAGATACGCGATTTATAGAGTAGTATGATATGTCGGCTCTCAGTAGTCTTAAGAAATATCTAAAAAGTAAGGGACAAGAAATAAATGATGAATGGTATGTCAAAATAGAAACTCGGAAATCGGGTAAATCCGCGGGTATGACCGATAACTATTACTTTTCACCGGAAGGTAAGCGATTTCGATCCATGATTGAAGTCTATAGATTTCTAACGACGGGTGATAAATTTGAACGTGATGAAAAAACAAAATGTTTGAAAATTAATAAAGAAAATAACGATGAAATAATGGATGATTTATGTGAACTTGTATCGGATATGTACATAAATGATAACATTAAAAATTTACACGATACGAATTCGGGTATGTTTCGAAAATTGAAAAAAGATTCGATTAACTTTATAGATTGTAAATTACAAAAAACAAGAATTCAAAATATGAGTGAGAAATACAGTATTACAATTCCAAATGATACACCGGAAGAGAATATAATACACTATTCGAAAGCGAATGCCGCCAATTTAGTAAAAAACTTTTTTAGGAGTGCACCCTCGTGTTTGGGGTGTGGTGCGAAGAAAAATGAAATACAAAGTGGGGGTAAAAAATGTATTTTAACACATGCACATACTATCAAATCTCGACCCGAAATTTTAAAAATGGCCGTCTCGGAATCACGAACTGAAGAAGGATACCAAACACATGTAATATTGAGGAAGTTTATAGAATTACATAAACAGTACCCCGTGGCAACGTTGTGTTGGGAGTGTCATCACATTCTTGGTTAAAGATTAAACCAGTATACTCTATATAACAATGACTACCTACAACCAAAAACCCTGTGAATTCAAATACAAAATCGACTCGTGTTCGAAAGTCGTTGACGGTGATACCGTTGACGTTCTTATTGATTTGGGGTTCGATGTACTCATCCGCCAACGTGTAAGATTGCTCGGTATCGATACCGAAGAATCGCGAACGCGTGATACGGTCGAAAAGATTTATGGGAAACATGCGAAGAAGAAGATTTTGAACTGGGTGACGAAAGCGGTTGAATCCGATAAGGACGATTGTGAAATTGAATTGCGGTGTCAAGAACGCGACTCTGTCGGTAAGTATGGACGCGCACTCGGTGAATTGTGGGTATTTGAAGATGGTATCTGGACGAACGTGAATAAATGGATGTGTGATAATGGGTATGCGGTTCCTTACGTCGGACAAAATAAGGATGATGTTAAGGAACAACATATGGTGAATAGACGCTTGTTAGCGGATAGGGGTGAACTTGTTATCAAGGACAATTAGTTAAAAACAATATTATTTATTTTTAGGTTTTGCGGGTCCGGTATATTCATATTTATGTACCCATAAATTACAGATCCACTTTTCACCCGATTTAACTGGTGCACCTCCATGTATAGCTTTTGTTGTCATACATTCATAGTTATTTAACGTATTAAAAAACAAAGCATCACCTTTTTCTAAACGATACTGTTTCTTTATATTTGGAAAAACGGTTTCACCTCCTTCATAATCATCATTTAATGCGATTATAAATGTATACATACGTCTATTTTTATCGAATGAAAATGTATCCTGATGAGGTTTATAAAATCCACCTGGTTTATATCTAAGAACCTGTAAATCTTCATAGTTTTCGAAAGGTCTATCTGTCATGGATTGACATTTACGTATAAGTTTATCAACGATGGGATCCTCTGACGCTCTTATCCATGCAGTTTCACTTTTACGCTCTGAATTATTTATTTCATAATCTCCCCCAATTGTTGAAGGTTGTAGATTAGGTTCTGCTATTTTCCTGATATGATCGCATTCTTGTTTTGATAATACATTTTTTAATACTCTGGGTTTTTCATATATGGGTATGAAAAACCATATAATAAGTAAAAACGATACAAATAAGATAACTTTGTTCATTTTCTAATATACACCGATAATATTATTCTTCAATAAATATTGAGGTGGACACAAAAGTAAGTTTACTATTATATCTGTATATCTTCCAAATACAGTATCGTAATGAATAATAAATGCTACAAACCAAAAGTAAAGTGAGACGAGGTAGTGTAATTTAGGCATACCAAATGTACTTTTAATTACACTTATGATTAAGTTTACATCTAAGTACCTTTTATCATGAATACTCGATTTATAAATGATAATCATGGATAAAAAATTAAATACGAGTTCCATATAATCGAAACCACCTTTTAGTACGTACCCTAATCGTAGAAGATCCACATGTCTGGATATATAAACAAGTTTATACATGGTTTCATTTCTATGTAAATGGTAAAACATACTCGATACGCTACCAAAATTCTCTAGAATCATAAATGGAAAAAGTGATGTAACTGCCGAAGCTAATTCTATTAATTTCATTTATGATGTAAACGACTCTATTCTTAAAGTGCACGTAACAATATATAATAAGGTACCGAACAATTATACCTATTTCTTATTTTTGTTATGACATTATTCGAATAATCAGCTAACGCGTGAACGGTACGCAGTATCTCCTTCGTTTTAGTTGGATCAATCATCCATTGTCTAAGTAAATCACCACACGTATCGGAAAACATTCCGTATATATTCCGTATATCCTCTAATTTACATTTATGTTTATCACGTCTTTGAAGTTCCTTCTTAAATTCGTCATCGGATATAATTTTTATTAAATAGTCTACACGCAAACGTAGATTATCATCATCGCCAATACCGTCGTATCTATATATGATATCTCTATCTAATAGAGTAAGTTTATAACTCAAATCTAATATATGTACACCCGCTTCATTTGCTTCAAGTTCTGCAAACGTGGGTCGCCCACCACACGGAATGTCTCCGTGTTCCCTTGAACGTTTCTTGAATTCAAAGTAATGAGGGTTATGTACACGACCGGTTTCTATACGCCCCGAACGCCAATCAAATGCGGTATGACACTCGGTACACCACATTTGTGCACACCCATCTATTTTATGTATCATTGTACCACATTTAGGACACGGTTTAGTATCTTTGTTTATGAGTTTCATAGTTTCAACTGTTTTGGGATCGCAAACGTGATCAGAATCTATAATAACTTCATTACAATGCTCACAAAACTGTTGTACACATAACCCACATTTCGTATCTGTATCTAAAAAACCTCTACACTCTTCATATGGACACTTACGTGTAAACTTTCCACTACTGTTTGTAGTAACATTTAATTCGAGTGAATTTACCTTTTCTACAATTTCCTCTATATCTCTACGCATTTTAGCTATAGCATCATCATATTCAATTGTCGAATTACGCATATTTATCGCTTCTCTACGCATATCTCTCAAAAGAAACATTTGATCTAAAAGTTCAAAATACCGTAATCTGAGACTTTTCATTTTTATTCTATATTCTGCGTATGGTTGTGTTTCTGGCATTCGTGCCATTTCACGTTCGTATAAAATCTGTTCCCGATGTTTTCTATATTCAACATTCCTAAAACGTTTTGTACAAAATGAATCTATGAATTCACGATCGTGTTCATGTTTACATTTCATACAATGTGGTTCTTCTGTAGTTGATAATAAATAGGTCTGGATACACGTTTTACACGCCTCGTAATCACAATGAGGACACGTAACTTTTTTACGTTGTGTTTTATTGTACTTATCACAACATACTGTGCACGTACTCATACTTATTATATAACACACGTTTTCTTTAAATATTTAATTTTAGTGGTCCACTATAGTTTAAGAGTATAGCTATAACAATAGTTATTATATTTAGGGGTACGTCGTATACTGGAATAACGGATTTTTCCGCCCATCGTATCGTAAAAAATACCGAAATAAAAACACCTATATTTCTTAAAGTTGCTTCAAAGTATGGATTCATTCTATTACTTATACTTAGGATTTTTTTCTAGTTTCCCTTTGTGAAACAAAACAGGATTATATAACGAACCGTCTACATAATACACTTTCGTATACCATGACATTGAATTTGTATCCCACACTTGACGTCTTTTTAATCCACATTTATATATGAGTTTTTCATGCATGT